TGCCGGGTCAAGGTCAATGATGGCGACATTGAATGTGGTCATTGAAGGATATGCAAACGGCGGAGATGGTGCAACGGTCTTAGATACGCTTGCAGGGATTCAAAAAGAGGTTCAAATAGCACTTGCGGGTGATGTTTCGATTAATTCATTGGCAGGCGATTCCGTACCAGTAAGCGCTGATATATCGCTTTCTGGTGAGGGATCAAAACCGACCGGATCGAATCGCTTGACGTATCAAGTCCGATATGGATATGCGGAGAACGCGCCGGACGTCGCAACATTAGGAGCATGATGCAAATTGAATTGACTAAAAATACGGTTATAGAAGGCGTGCCATACGAGGCGGGCGCGCTTATTGTTGCTTCGCCTCAAAACGCGGAAAAGCTGATTCAAAGGGGTTTTGCAAGAATCCCAGAAAAGGCGGACCCGGAGCCAAAACCTAAAAAAAATAAAGGCAAAAAATGAGTACCCATACTGGAATAGACGGAGTTGTCAAATATGACGGCAATGCCATCGCATCAATTTCCTCATGGTCATTTGATCAGACACAAGATGCAGTTGAAAACACTGCACTCGGACAGAGCGCAAGATCCTATCTGACAGGTGTCATCGGATGGAGCGGAAGCGCCGAGGCTTTCTGGGATGAAACTGATACAGCACAAAGTCAAATCGATACAGATATGGGATCTCCTGCGATTAAGACGCTTGAGCTTTATGCTGAAGGCACGACGTCGGGAGATACCTACTGGACCGGAAGCGTGATTGTGACTTCAGTTTCACGGTCAGCGAGTGTCAACGGAATGGTAACAGCCAGTTTCAGTTTCCAAGGGACAGGTGGCCTGACCAAAACAACCGTCTGATGAGTGCAATTGAAAGCATCAAAGCTCATTATCGTTCAAAATTAGCAGGTGGATTAGGTTCAGTCGACGTTCCTGAATGGGGAACAGAGACAGAACCTTTGCGGATCTGGTTTAAATCGGCGACTAATCCAAAAACGCAGGAAAAGCTTGCCAAACTTTTCAATGAATCGAAACCAGTCGAGGCGGCAGTTGAGGCTTTGTATATTCGTGCATTGAACGAAGACGGGTCCGCGATGTTTGTTTCTGCAAATCGCAGGGAGTTGATGAATCATTGCGATGTTGATATTTTGATCCGCGTCGTCGGTGAAATCAATAATTACCAGGCGATTGAAACCGATGAAATCCTGGGAAACTGAAGACGCATTCCGATCTGTATTTCTATTTTCAACTGGCTGAGCATCTCCATAAGACCGTCGGCGAGGTGATGGAAATAAATGAAGCAGAACTCCAGGGTTGGAATGCATATTTTCAAATAAAAGCAGAACGTTAGAAATAAAATGCCATCGACCACGATTCAAATCCGGGCGGAAGATAAGACGAAAGCGGCTTTTCGTCAAATCACTAATCGGACTGCAAAACTAAATCAATCGTTTGGGGGTCTTGCTGGGTCCATGAAGGGTTTAGCAGGTGCAATCGGTCCCTTGATCGGTATCGCAGGACTTGGCGCAATGGCAAAAAGCCTGCTTACCATTGGAGATCGTCTTGATAAAGTTGCGATTCAAACCGGATTGAATGTCGAAGAATTGCAAGCTCTTCAGTTTGCCGCGTCTCAAAGTGGGGTTTCGGCCGAAACTTTTAATTCATCATTAAATAAGTTCAACCGTGTGCTTGGGGAAGCGGCATCCGGGATGAAAAAAAGCGAGGATGCTTATAAAAAGCTCGGCATCCAAATTAAAAAAGATGATGGATCACTAAAAAAATCTTCAACTCTTCTGCTTGAAGTTTCAGACCGATTCAAACTGATTCGTGATCCTGCGATGAAAGCAAAGGTTGCCGCGGATCTTTTTGGAAGATCAGGAATCGATTTAATTCCAATGCTGACCGAGGGATCAAATAAACTTTTAGAGTATGAGTACCGTTTACGGGAAGCAGGCGGAATTATGAATTCAGCGGCAACGACCGACATGGCAAAGTTCAATGATTCGCTTGATTTACTTGGACGGGTGACAATGGCGAATTTTGCAAAAATCTTAGTACCAATCCTTCCTGCATTAACTCTTCTTGCAGGGAATTTTGATAATATTGCAAAGTTTATTGGAATTGCCGCAGGTGCTTTTGCAGTCGCAAAGATCCCTGTATTAATAGGAGCAATCACGACGGGAGTCTCGGCCTTAACCGTCGCAGTCGCCGCGAATCCGATTGGCGCGATTGCGGTTGGAATCACTGCAATAGGAGGGGCTCTTTATACTTATTCTGATGATATCTTTGATTTTTTCGGGATAACATCAGAGGAGGCGAAAACAGGTGATATTGCTAAAACTGCGAAGGCTGTTAATGAGTTAAAAACGCAAGTCGATGGGACCGCGATTGTGATGGGGAATTCAGCCCATGCCACAAATACAAACACGAATCAATTAGGTCAACTTGAAAGTGCATCGAAAAACGCCGCAACCGGACTTGCAAAGGCCGCAGAGGAAGCAGGGAAATTAACAGCTCAGCAGGATATCAATCTGAATCTTATTGCAGAAACTGCTGGAACCATAAACGAGAAAGGCGCGCCTGCATTATGGAAACTGAAAGACGCGATCAAGGACGTTGATAAGCAAGCAAAACAAGGAAAGAAGTCGAATGAATTTCTTGCAAGTTCATTCAATAAAATGTTCGTTAATATGGCATTAACGACGGATGCATGGACAGATTATATCGGTCGAGGATTCAATTTTCTAATGGAAGAAACAATTGGAGTCGAGTTTTTCAATCGTCTGGATTATATCTTTTTAACAAAATTACGATCAGTTGGTGATCACTTTAACAATAATATCGATCGCATGATTTTAGCTGTCACCGGACAAAAACGAGAAGACTTGGTATCAGCGTTTGACGGGATTATGTGGCAGATGACAAGTATGTTAGAAACAGAGTCTCGGCCGACTTCAGGTGGAATAGTCACGCAATGGTCGCTTTTACTTGCAGATATGGTGTCAGCAATCAAAACAACTCAAGCAGAAGTTCCAGAGTTGGATTCGTCCTCGATTGTTACTGCATCCCAGAGAATTGCCGCGATCAGCAACCAAGTAAAGGGACTTGAAGTGAAAACGGAGACACGGAGACAGGGACGTTATCATAGTGCTGGTTATTTCGGACCTCCTCAAAATAGATATCTCTCGTATTTGTCGAATGAAGACAATGTTTACACAGCTCAAGATTTAAGTGGAGGACAATCGACGACAACCAGAACGACGTCTGGAACTTCAGGCCGATCTTCCATGTCAAGCGGCTCAAGCGCCCTGGAAAGCACCGGAGGGAACGCGCCAATCCAAGTGAATATCTATGATGGGACCGGGCAACGTATCAGCGCATATGACAGCGCAATTCGAGTCGAGATTCAGGACCGTGCAAACCGTTACAATGAATTCGCGGCATTACAGGCGGCATAAATGTTAGAGGTGCAAATCGTGATTGATTCAACAACCTATTATATAAGCGATGAAGGCCACGCGGGAAGTGATGGTGAATACTATTTCCCATTTCTGGCTAAACGTCCACGGGTGCGGATCGGTGCGACCAGGGGCGGATGGATCACGACACAGGGAGGTCGTCTTGATTTAGTCAATGAGCCATATAATTCAAATCATCCGTTTGGAGGTCAACGCTATCGGGATCTGTTATCGAATGCTGGAACGGATACTGATCTCCCAAAGATCAGTATCAAAGACCCGGAATCGGGAATAAGAACACCTATTTTTGAGGGTGCATTCCAATTAAATACTATAACTAAGGATGTTTTGAGCTTTGGGATGCAGGGGTTAACGTCAAAGCAGATTGCCGGATCGGATAAGTTTGTCGGGGATGAAACTGCAACCGATTCAAGTGGTGCAGTTGTCAATATACCTTATCCAATCGGACAACTTTATAATGCGGCTGATGTAACAGTTTACAAAGGTTCACAAACCTGGGCGATTGGTGCTTCCGGGAAAGCGGGATTCAACACTTTCAATCTGGTTGCAGATGCTTATCCTTATATTTTAGCAAATGGGACCGCGCTTTATTCTTCCGGTAATCCGACCATTTCCGATTCAGAATTCGATGGTGGAGTTTTAACGCCTGCATTTTCAAACGGGCAAACACTAATTTCAGGAGTTGGGAACAAATTAGGAACCAGCAGAACAGCCGAAGCATCACGATGCGATAGCCTGCTTGATTTCGTGCATAGTTGTGCGCGTTATATCGGATTTGCGGAAGCACGCGTGGATACGACTAAAGCAAGCGGAGCATCATCAATTATTCTCGGTTTTGTTCAACGTGGAGCAATCGACATTCTCGAACTTTTATCACATGTAACCGACGCAAATAACTATCATTTTTATATTGCAGATAATCCCGATACCACGAGCGGTTTTTATAATGCGCCGATGATTTGGTTGATAGATCGCGCGAACAGTCCATCAGCAACGACGTTGAGTGCTTCAAATATTATTTCGTCATGGTATTCGGTCCTTTCACCATTTCAACAAGTTAATTCGACTTTAACATATTATGTATTTCAGGGAACACAATTAGAAACAAAAACGCGGACCGTCACCAGTAACAACCTGAGCTATGGAAAAGTCAAAACTTATCCATTTTATTGGGGAACTCTCCCGCGTACATTCGATGCGGCATCAACTCCAATCGTAACTGCTCAGGCCCGAATGGATGCAATAAAAAACATTGAAAAAAAACCGATTGCAAGCGTTACAGTGGATGGGATTCAAGGAACTTACACGCCTGGGGATCGATTCACATTCAACCGTGAAGAGGATCAAATCAAAGTTGATATGCTTGCACGGGATTTTGTTTTTGACTGGGGATCAAATACGACAACGATGCGCGGGGATGCAACGCTTTCGATATACGAGGCAAGCTGATGCAGATACTCCAGGACGACTTAATCAGTGCGGTTTCATCGAGCGCAAGCCATTTGAGCGCAACGTATCCGGTTGGAAACGTGCAGGATGATATACCAAGCCTTCCGTATATTTGCAATGCAACGACTTGTACAATTACGCTGACGGTTTCCAGCGGAATGCAAGCCCTTTTCTTGTCTGGACTTCAGGCGGATTCGGCGACGGTTCAACTGGTAACATCCACCGATGATTCCGGACAGATTGATATTAACACAACTCCATATTCTTCACTGGCAGAACTGGCGACCGGATCAAGCCAAAGGATTTCTCCAGAGTGGTTTTCGTTTACTGTAGCAACTGCCGCGGCGACCATTTCAAGCCCTTATGCAGGCGGAACGATTTCCGAGTATACGCAAGGGCCGACCACGCTTGTTCTGGCAGGAAACTTGACCCTCGCGGCAGATTTAGTCTTGACCGATTCTGCAAATTCGATTCAACGGATCAGCACCGGGGCCGCCTTGACTGCGGCAACAGTGACGCTGAATCTGACGACCTCAACCGACCGCAAAGATTCGCCCGTTTCCGGGAATGCAATTTACCAATGGGACCAGGAAGCGGCAGGCGTAGCAGGACGCTTCGAAGACTCATCCGGGGCCGCGATCAATCTCAACGATTTTGCAAATGTGATGATTGGTTCTATCGTTACGATTTCCGGGACTGATTATCAGGTTGCAAAGATTATCGGCGACGGAACCGGAGTCGGTGACGTGGAGCTGTCAAGTGCGGCATCTGATGCAACCGTCAGCGCGATCAAACATCCGATTAAATTAGGAATCGCCCGCGCAGGATCAGTCCTGAACATCGAAAACCCACAACTTGGACTCTCACGAAATTTCACGGACTACTCGGTACGTCGTCCGCTCTTGAATGGCGGATATTCGGAAACCCAAAGGAATACATGCAAAGGCTTTGATGTTTCCGCAATGTTAAGCGATTCCAACGCGCAGAATTTCGAGGGATTTTACCGGGCGTTCCGGTCCAAACCTTTCCCGGCGATCATCGCTGAGGGTTTCGATTCGGCACGCAATGAAAACACGAGAATGGCGGGTTTTTATTATATGCGGTCTGCGCCGTCGATGGCATATGCGACACATTCAGGATCGTTTACACAAACTGAATTCCAAATACATGAGGTGATTTAAATGACTGACCGAATTTTTAAACCAGACTCCGGGACTGATTTAGTCTTCGAAGATGCCGGATCGACCGACCGGCTCCGCATCACTGACGGAGGCAGTACAGTTTTATACGAGGACGGAGGGGCTGCAGCACTGACCGTGGAACCTTCTGGTGATGTGACCGTTGAAACAGGCAACCTCGTCATCGGCACGGCAGGACAGGGGATTGATTTTGGTGCTACTGCTGATGGCGGTGTTAGCACTCCAAGCGAACTTCTGGATGATTATGAGGAAGGGACTTTTACGCCCACATCTAATACCGGCACATCTAGTACGTGGGGACATTATGCAAAAGTTGGTAGTATAGTTCATATATGGGCGAGGTGGATTTTTAATGCTACTGGGGCTTCGGCAACATTGACTGGACTACCATTTACATCAGCAGCAATTGGTAACCAAGCGGGTATTATGCTTACTAATGGTGTTGGTTGGTCTGCAAATATGACTTCTTGTACTGGGCAGAT